TCCCACCTTCCAAATACGGAAGGGAATAAAGTAACGTCAGCCTAATGGAATGCCGACGTCCTCCCACCGGGCGACTAGAAGCTTGCTAGTCTTCAGTCGCAACCTGTCTTGACGAATAGGAATTTCGTCTGAACAGGCTTCACCTCCGGATTCCTCCGGACCCAAACTAGATGCAAGAAAGGCCTCTCGGCTTCCCGGCAACCTAGACCCTTCAGGGTTATTGATTTCCTGAAGAGCAAGACCCTTACACATGAGGCTGTCTCCGTCAACTCGACGGCGCTTGACCACATGTGGAGGGGGTGGGGCTAACTGCAGTGAATCGCAGACCCAACCTTCCAGACCGTGCTTAGCACGCTGGGGTAGCGCTTCTTCGAAAGAAGACACTACACCAAGGTCTCCAAAACCGTCTGGTATCTTGATGTCCCTGACCCACTTTTCAGTGATTAGGGAATCACGTAGAGCTACGTAGACGTCCCACACCCGTGGAGGGATAAACCCGTTGTATAAACGGGTTGCCCACCTACGGAAGTTATTGACGACTAGTAACTCTCTCGTGACGTCTACTATACCCTCGCGGATATAGAAGGGTGACACATCGCGCCCGTTGAACCAGTGCTTACCGCACGATTCACGGAACGGTCCTGTCGCATAGCTCTTCTTCGCATTTTGAGTGAAACCAAAACGCGTGAGAGTATATGTTAAGGACTCGTAGGCGTAGGTACTGACAATTAAGTCATCACCATAAACACCTATGCGCTTGTCCTTTAACGAGAGGTTGTCTACCACCGCTGAACAGAGAGCCCAGAATATCAGGCTCTCTAACTCAAAGGTGAAGCCATTGCCCATCGTTGAGAACTTCTGGTACCGTATAACGGTCCCATCGGTTCCGACGCCATAGTGACAACGCGTGAGGTTTAACGCGTCGTACCAGTTAGGCGGAAGGAGGAGTTCAACGACCTTTTGCGCAATCGTATCCGAGGCTGAGGACAGGTCGACAGTGGCTAACATCCCACTGGCCGAACCATCCTGTGACAGCTTTTGGTTGATTGCTTGGTCATTGAGCTCTAGACCCTTCCGGCGCAGACGTTGACGGATAACCGCTCCGATACCCTTCTGAACATACATGTTCATACAGGGCTCGATAGCAATTACTCTATCTGTCTTTGCAGTCTTAGGGACGGTGGTGATGCGATTCCCAACCACAAGATTTACCTTGCAGTCGGACCAGTTTTCTGGCTCTGCCTTTTGCCAAGGCTTAATCAAAGATATTGCGATCTTCGAAAGAGTTTCGCACATCACAGTGGTGTCGGGTAAACCCCCGAACTTATAGTAAAGGTCGCCCTTAGCACGAGATAGACGCGTTGAAGCGTGCTTCCCGTGTCTAAAATGCCGAGCTACCTCATCCCAGCTAAACTCACCCAGGCACCTCTCGATCTTTCTTCGAGCCGACTTGACAATCGGATCGAACTCGGCAACGCCGAGTCGGGAGAACTCCTGTGTGAGCCGCTGGTTGGTGCTCTGGCATTGGACCTCGCTATCTGCAAACTTCGCAAGCGCAACCTCACGAAGAACACGCGGATCAGCCCCCGTAGTATCAGGGGACATCTTGGACAGAAGTTCACTAAGCAGGTAGTCGATACCGAACGCCTCGTGACTGTCATAGTCAGAGGGTACGGGTGACTCCAGCCTCACGATCTCCTGCCAATTTCCGCGTGCGATAGCTTCCCGGTAGGCCTGACCATAGCTGGTCCTTGAGAGACTAGCAATGGTTTGGGCGACCCACAGGGAGCGGTCCGACGTCTTACGACCCGCCAGCATATGTAACTGGCGCCGCTTACGCTCTCGCAGCTGCTTGCTGTTCATCAGGTCTCACCGTACTCATTTTCAAAATGATAGAGCGAGCTAGCACAGTCCATCATGTACTTCTCAAGACCGAGACAGATCTTGACGAAGTAATGACTTTCTGTGTCCCGCTCAAATCCACACGAGTAAACTCGTGACGGATGTACGGGGATAACTGACTGACAGCGAGCCGCCACTTTTCTCAGAGTGTCAACGCGATACTTTCGTTCAACGGGGGTAAGCGAGAAGCTTTCCCCCGTCAGTATGATTGCATCGACGAGGCTCACCAGAGTAAAATGCAGATAGTCAATACATTCGACGTCTACATAGTTACTCAGAGATCTCTTGAGATTCTCCACCCGCCCCAGTGTTGAACGGACGATCACCTCGATCGTTTCGTCCCACGTCTCTTCCCGAAGGTTCGAGATTTGATTCACTACGAACCTCTGGTTTGAGAGTTGGGCTAGGTGGCTCCAGGTCAAGCGTTGTTGAAACGCAGACAGGAGTTTGAGAGCGCTGTGCCGCGGGGTAGTATTGTTCATCGTCTTCTCCGTTTAAGATAGAAACGAGACCTAAAACCGCACTCACCAGAATGATGAGTACGTTGGTCACGGTTAGAAGGTACAATCCGGGATGGTGTGAGTAAAGCGAGCCGTTAGACTCGTTCAACCCGCGTTCCAACCCTGGGGTCCTTCAGTCAACGTCTTGAACAGCGCGTTGGCATGGATATTCTTCACGAAGGCGAAAAGATTCTTTCGCTTAGCGAGAAGGCTACCATAGCCGAAGCGGTACTCGACGCGTGCCTGGTCATAGAACAAAACCGCCCCAGTCGTCGAATCGACGTAAGGGGACCTGAAGACGCAGGAGACAACGGAGAAATCACCGCGCTTTTTCGCGATAGTGACGCTCGTCTGCATAGTTACTTGCGAGGCGAGTGGGTCAGTACCGTCGTTGAAGTGCGCGATCGAACCGTTGATCTGGTCTGCGGTGAACGTAACGTTCGCCGGCGAAACCTGGCCATCGGCCAGGACAATAGGTGCCAAAGTAGGCATCTGTTTTACCTCAGTTGGTTGGTGTGGCTAATATCGCCACTTACTGACCCCAGATACGGATTGCCTTAGCAAAGCAATCGCATCCAGGGCGTGAGTTACCGATAGAGGGTTCTTTACATGCGGCAGAGGCACGGCCGGAAAGTCCGTTAGGACCTGACGGTTCATGTATCTCCAATGCAAGTAACCACAAGTCGTATCTGCGTGAGTTTGTGGTATATCACGTATGATACGATTCACCCTCTTTGCATCCACACGATAGAACTCCGTAGTAGTCCCGCCGATGAAGAACTTCCCCACGTAAGCATTAAGTGTATCAAGCACTTTGCCCACAGGGTAAATCCAATCAGCGACAAAACTCCACGGGGTCACTTCCCACGCAACCGAAAGGGGATTCGTCAATCCGAGACTCGCTGCTTTAACGGCAGATGGGTCACAGATTGCATACCAGACGACTACGCGATGACCATGACGGGAGTCTCCGATGTTCACATGATCTTGCCACGGCAGAGTACCGCTGTAAGCAATATTGTGAACAGTTGGATAATTATACTTCCGCCAGCTCGTAGCAGTTGCACGAAAGCGCAACCGCGGTGGGTTGGATGATCCCATCTCCGCTAGGGCCTGAGCGGCCCCATCGATATCGGAGAGTAGGGGTTTCCATCCAAACTGGAGTTCAAGCCAGCGATCAGACCACTCCTTAAAAGCCTTATCTCCCATCCCTTTGTAAAGGGGTTTCGGTTTCCTATTTTTCCAGGGAACCTTGCGGAGATCGAGGTTTCGGAGTTGACTTATCGCCTTGTCCCAGTGACCGGTTCGAGCATACTTGGTCGCCCGAGCGAGCCTGCTAGCAGAGTCGGCTATCAAATCGATAGACCGCCCGGCTTCAGCAAACGCTGCACCCAGGTCCACGTATTGATTCTTAATACGGTCACGGATCTTGAACAGTACTTCATCATAAACGCCGGTCATATCCGGGGCATAATCATAATGCCCGGGCCGACCGAAAAAGTTTATGAAGCCGCTCCACGCCTGATTAGTTTCAGGCGCAGTTAAAATCGCGGACCGATAGCCCCACGTATAGTCACTCGACTCATAAGGAGTCGGAGGCAACCACACGGACTTGTCGGTAAGCCAGAGCTTGTGAGCCTCGGTCTTAACAACGTCCGACTTGGAATACCTGCGTTCGTAAACATTGGGTACGGTGAAAACCGTTCCGTTGTTATCGACATAGGTTCCTGGGACGGTAAATTGAAAAGATCGTGTCATTTTGCTCTGCCAGTATGCCAAGGAGTCGGTTCCCACGCACAATGCGTGGGCATCCTTGAAGAGCGGGGCCCGAAAGGGCC